GGAAATAACTCAATCAACTAGTGGTACAACAGCAGTAACTCAACATTCAAAATTTGTTAGAATTACTACTGCTAGTATAGATTTAGCTGCTAGTGACTCTATAGAGTTTACTTTAAATAACAATGTAATACAAGATAATTCTCACGTTTTAGCTTATTTGGTTAATTCTAGTGGAACTATAGCTGATAATGCTATGGTATCTGTTATGGTTCATGATGTTGATGACACTTCTTGTAAGATAAGGCTGTCAACTAATGCTGTGGATGTTGCTGCACAAACTTATGAAATACATGTAACTGTAGATCCTCATGTTGCAGCTAACTCTTCTTGGCAAATTGGAGGTACAAATGCTTCTGAAGGTCAAATTCAGTTTGATTATGCACCTCCAGGAATACGATTAACTACAACAAGCTCTGACAATGATCAGATAATATTGTTACCTAAAACAGGGAGTGAGGGTATTTGGAAAGGTGGTCCTCATTCTGCCCCAGGATTTAGTCCATGGTCTTCTAGCCATAGATTTCCTTCACAGTACCAAGGTGTTCTACAGTCTCCATTAACCACAGATAGTAGTATTGCTAATATGGCATTTTGGTTTGGATATAAATTAACTACCACTGGAGCTTATGCTACTGATGCAGATCAAGCTTATTTTTTATACGCTACAGATGATGATTTAGGATCTTTAACAACAAATGGTAATCTTCACTTTGTGTATAGTATAAGTGGAGTAGATTATATTACAGATTTAGGAATAGCAGTTACTGCTGATACTGTGTATAGATTAAAGATAGCATTTGATTCTACCAGAAGAATTAGTGTTTTTGTAAATAATACTCAGTATGGTTTAACTTCAACGCCTACAACAACAACTGCAGGTGGTGTAACTCAGACTAATTCTAGAGCAAAATCTTTAATTATGTCGTCTTCTGCTGAACTTGTACCTGTGATGGCGGTTCAAACACTTGATGCTACTGGTGCAACATGTAATTTTAGTTTTATAAAAGCATCAAGAATAATAGTATAATTAAATTTAAATTAAAGAAAAATGGAAGCAATAAACCCTATTATAAGAAAGATAACAATAGGGGACTTAAAGCAAGGACTGACTTATCAGGTAGGTCAGAGAATGCTTGGGGGTTCACTAGAGGTTACAGCTATTATACAAGACGAGGCTGCGTGGTATAAACATCAACAGGTTGTATACGATGTGTATATAAAGAAAGATGGCGAAGAGTTTTCAAGACCTTGGAAAAGGTTTTTCTCTCAACCCACAGCTATAGAGTATAACACTGCAGTACTGGAAGAAGAGTACGAGGTTAAGTAAAAAGTAAACGTAAATATAAGCAAAAATGAAGCCAATTAAAGATGTCTACTGGATAGAGGTAGAAAAAGAAACAGAGGATACTATAATGTTAAACGGTAAGGAGTTGTATAGAGATACCTCTTACGACCCTATGAAGTTAGCAAGACAATATGGTACGGTGTATAAAACACCAATGCAGGACACTAAAGAAACAGGAATACAGGAAGGTGATAGGGTTTGGTTTCACCATTTTATAGCAACACCTGTAAACCTTGTTAAACATGCTGATAAAGATAATATATATCAAGCTTTTGCAGAGCAGATATATCTTATACAAAGAGGCGAAGAGTACATTCCTGTAGGAGTATGGAACTTCATGGAGCAAGAGATGAAAGAACCAGAGCAATCTGAGTCTGGAATATTTCTAGAGACTTCAGCTTCTGAAGTGGAGCTTCATGGTAAAGCAGTTATAATAACTGAATGGATGAAAGAGCAGGGTGTTAGTGAGGGAGATAGAGTTATGTGGAGCGAGAACTCTGAGTACGATATGGATATAGACGGTAAAAAACTTCTTCGTATGCGTAACTTTGATGTATTAGCTGTATATGAAGGAGCAGAATAGAGATTATGCTCTTAAGACTTTAGAGAAGTTGATAGAGGCAAGCAAGGGAGCTGTAGATCTTCTTATTGAAGAGATAGGCAAACCTTTAATAGAAGAAGATGACGCTAAAAGAAGACAAGCTATAAAAGCAAAAAGAGAATGTTTTGAAGATTGTCAAGAAATTCTTTTAGGAATAAAAAACCTTGAGGATAGAATCAAGGAAGGTGAATCCTTAATAGAAGAGAAAAAAGACTTTAAAGGGTCTTTTGCTGAACGGTATGCAAAAAAGTGATACTATATATCTAATAAAGGGTAATGAAGGAGAGATCTTAGAGTTTGATAACTTAAAGATAGTTCTACCTAAAAAGCCTAGATATAAAAAAGATATATTATATCATAACCTCCCTAAGAAAAAACAAAAGTGGACTAGAGAGGATATACCAAAGGGTTTAACAAGAGAAAATGCTTCTGATTATGTTGATTATATAGAAGAAGAATTTAGACGTAGGAGAGATGGTTTGTGGTTTTACAACAACGGTATTCCTACATACATTACTGGATCTCATTATATGTTTATCCAGTGGAGTAAAATAGATGTTGGTTATCCTGATTATAGGGATGCTAACAGAACGTTCTTTATTTTTTGGGAAGCGTGTAAAAACGACAAGAACTCTTACGGAATGTGTTTTCTTAAGAACAGACGTAGTGGTTTTTCTTACATGGCTAGTAGCGAGATAGTTAATCAAGCTACACAGATTTACGATAGTAACTTTGGTTTGCTTTCTAAAACTGGAGCTGATGCTAAGACTATGTTTACTGATAAAGTAGTTCGTATATATAGAAACTACCCTTTCTTCTTTCAACCTATACAGGATGGTTCTAGTAATCCTCGTGTAGAGCTAGCATTTAGAGAGCCTGCTAAAAAGATTACTAAAAATCAAAAGCATATAGAGAAGTCTGAAGCTTTAAATTCTATAATAGATTGGAGAAACACAGCAGACAACAGTTATGATGGTATGAAGCTTAAACTTCTTATACATGATGAGGCTGGTAAGTGGACAGGGCAAAACTCTATTAAGAAAAACTGGGGTGTAACTCAAACTTGTTTACTACTAGGTAGAAAGGTTGTAGGAAAGTGTATGATGGGATCTACTGCTAATAAGTTGCAAGATGGTGGTGCAGAGTTTAAAGATATATTTTACGACTCTGATATGGGAGAGAAAGATCTTAACGGTAGGACTAAAAGTGGCTTATATAAACTATTCATTCCTGCGTTTGATAACCTAGAGGGATTTATTGACGAGTATGGTTACAGTGTTGTAGATACTCCAAAGACTCCTGTAATGGGGATTGATGATATGAGTATTGATACTGGTGCTAAAGATTATATACAAAACAGAAGGGACGCTTTAAAGGATGATACTACAGCGTTATCAGAGTTTAAACGTCAGTTTCCGTTTACTATAGAAGAAGCATTTAGAAATGATACACAAAGTTGTATATTTGATGTCGAAAGAATCTATCAACAAATGGATTACAACGAGGTTAATAATACTCCTACAACAAGGGGTGAGTTTGTTTGGAAAAATGGCGTACAGGATAGCGAGGTTATGTGGATACCTCACAGAAAGGGTAAGTGGGAAATCACTTGGGTTCCAGAGACTCAGAATCAAAACGTTGTATCGTCTAGATTTAATAAAAAGTTTCCTGGTAGATCAGATCAACTTGTTGCAGGTTGTGACCCTTACGATCATGACACGACTACCGATGGTAGAAGGTCTGATGCTGCTGCTCATGTATTTCATAAGTTTAGCATGTCAAGTGATGCGTCTATGCAGTTTGTATGTGAGTACATTAATAGACCTCCTAAAGCAGAAATATTTTACGAGGATATGATTAAGATGTGCGTATTCTATGGCTGTCAGATATTGGTAGAGAATAATAAGGTGGGAATACTAAAGTATTTTGAAAACAGAGGATACTATGAGTACTTGATGGATAGACCAGATATGACTCACACAGAGTGGAGTAGAGGAAAACAAAAGACTAAAGGTATACCTGGATCAGGTGCTGCAGTTATAAATGCTCAAGCAGAGGCTATAGCAACATATATATATGATCATGTAGGGTATGACGCAGAGACTGGAGAGATTGGTAGATGTTTTTTTAATACGCTTCTTGATGATTGGAGTAGGTTCGAGATAGATAATAGAACAAAGTATGATGCTAGTATATCGTCTTCATTGGCTTTACTAGCGTCACAGAAATATATAAAACCTAAAAAAGAATTAAAGGTATCATCTCCTTTAGTTAAAAAATATAGTAACAAAGGAATGTTTAGCAAACAAATAAAATCATGACTTACGGTAACAATAAAAACAAATTAAATGGTTATCCATCACCTTTAGCAACTAATGAAGAAAAAGCTACTAAGGAGTATGGACTTGAGTACTTTAAAAACATGTACTACGAGTGGCATAATAATGGTGACGTATATTTTAGAGATCGTAAGATGCGATATAATCGTAACAGATCTTACGCTGAGGGAAACCAAGATGTAGGTAAGTATAAAGATTTACTTGACGTTCAAGGAGACTCTTCTTACCTTAACATAGACTGGAGCCCTGTATCTATTATACCTAAGTTTGTTGACGTTATTGTTAACGGAATGGTTAATCAAGACTATGATATAAAAGCTAAAACTATAGATCCTGTTGCTGCTAACGAAAGAATGGAAAAGAAAAAGCAGTTGTATGGCAACATGTTAACTAAAGATTTCTTACAAAACTTAGAGGATGAAACTGGTTTGCCTTTAGCTCCTAAAGAGTTTGTTGCTGAAAGCTCTGAAGAAGTTGAAATGTTTATGGCACTTAATTATAAGCAAAATGTAGAAATAGCTTTAGAGAAAGCAATAGAATACACTTTAGATATTAACGACTATGACGAGGTTAAACGATATATGATTCGTGATCTTGTTGTCTTAGGTTTATGTGCTGCTAAAACAGAAATTTCAAAAACAGAAGGTGTTAAGATACGTCACGTTGATCCTGTAAACCTTATAACTTCTTTCTCTGCTAAGCCAGATTTTAAAAATATAAGACATGCAGGTGAGGTTTATTCTATTACTATTGCTGATTTAAAAATGCAAGCTGGTGATGAGTTTAGTGAGGAGGATTATATTAAAATAGCTAGAGAGTATGCTGGAAAAAATAATAACCCATCTAACTATGGTACTCAAGCTTATTACGAGAATGGTAACGAAACTTACGATTACGATAAGTTTAGTGTGAATATATTAGATGCTGAGTTTATTACTAGTCACTCTTTAAAATATGAGAAGAAAGAGAATAGATTTGGTGGGTACTCTGTAAACAAAAAACCTTCTAACTATAAAAAACCTAAAAACTCTAAAACTAAAAGGGAAGATGTAGGTTCAACTGTAAAGGTTGTATACAAGGGTAAGTATATTGTAGGAACAGATTATGTGTTTAATTATGGTATGATGCAAGATATGCCTAGAGCTAAGTCTAACTTATCTGAAACAAGGCTATCTTACATAGTGTATCAACCAAACTTATACAAGATGAAGAGTCGTTCTTTAGTAGATAGAATGATTCCTTTTGCTGACCAGATACAGTTAGCTCACCTTAAAATACAACATACTTTAGCTAAAGCTAGACCAAAGGGTGCTGCTTTTGAAATAGGTTCTTTAGAAAACGTTTCAAAAGGTGACGGAGGTACATTCACACCTATGGAGCTTCAAGAGATATACGATCAAACTGGTAATATATATTACAGACGTATAGACGATGAAGGTCAGATGACTGGGGCTATGCCAATTCAGGAGTTAGAGAATGGTATAGGTCGTGATTTTAACACTCTTATAGGTGTTTATAATCATAACATGCAAATGATTCGTGATGTGACTGGTGTAAACGAGTCTAGAGACGCTTCTAAACCATCTAGTGAAGCTTTGGTAGGAGTTCAAAAACTATCTTTATTAGCATCTAATAACGCTACAAGAGATATTAACGATGCTTATCTTAACGTTACAACAAGGGTTTCTCAAAGCATAACTGTTCGTATGCAAGATTTAGTAAACTTTAAAGGTCTACATAAGATGTATACTAACGTTATAGGTGATACTGCAATGTACTCTATAGATATGATGAAGAAGCTTTCTATTCACGAGTTTGGTATAACACTAGATGTTGCACCTAGCGAGGAAGAAAAACAGATGATGGAGCAGAACATACAAGCATCTATAGCTCAGAAAGAGATTAGATTAGAAGATGCCATTATGATTCGGTCTATTAAGAATATTAAGATGGCTAATCAAATGCTTGTTTTAAGAAGGAAGAAGTATCAAGAAGAGCAGCAATTGCAAGCACAAGAAGCTTCTAAGCAAAACGCTGAACTACAACAGCAGTCTGCTCAACAAGCTGCACAGTTAAAGCAACAGGAATTGCAGACTGAGATGCAGATAGAACAGGCTCGTGTTCAAGCTAAAGTTCAAGCTGACATGCAACTTAAACAATTAGAGTTCCAGCTTAAAGAGCAGTTTGAACAATCTCAGCATCAAAGAAGGTTGAGGGAAATAGAGTTAGGAAACTTAGGTAAAGAGGGTGCTGCGTCTATTCAGGGAGAGGTTCGTAAAGCTGTCCAAGAGCAGTCTGCTATGAACCAATCTCAGATGATTGAACAGAGACAAGGCAATAGAGGTCCTTTAGGTGAGGATCAAAACATACCTCAATAGTTTGACATTAATATAAAATAGTTTATATTTGCGAAAATAACATAAATTAAATTTAAGACAATGGATATAAGAGATGAATTAGTAAAACAGTTTGGAGGCGAGGTTGTACAACCTGAATCTAAACAAAATATCGTTGACTTGACTGGTGATGAAAACCAAGCAGTCGAGTCAGAGCAACCTGTAACGCAGGAGCAATCTAACGTTATAGACTTGACAGGTGAGAGTTCTTTAAATACTGAGGAAACTACTAACGTTGAGGAACAACCTCAAACTAGTCAACCACAAGAGGGTGAGGAAATCAGTGATGATGAAGTTGTCTTACAATACCTTAGCGAAAAGCTTGGGCGAGACCTAACATCATTTGATGATCTTAACACAACTAGTACAGAAACAGAAAGCAATGACTTTGCTAGCGAGCAGCTTCAAGTTATTAATGAGTATGTTAAGAATACTGGTCGTACAGTTCAAGATTACCTAAACACTCAAACGGTTGATTTAACCAACGTGTCTGATGACGCTTTAATGAAGGAGTATCTAAGATTAGATAATCCAAATTTAACTGATGCAGAGTTAAATGACTATATGGCGACAACGTACAAAACAGACAAA